CATCGGTTCGTCTTGTGGTGTTTCCATCGGTTCGTCTTGTGGTGTTTCCATCGGTTCGTCTTGTGGTGTTTCCATCGGTTCGTCTTGTGGTGTTTCCATCGGTTCGTCTTGTGGTGTTTCCATAGATTTTACATCAAAATCACTGTTTGGGTAAATTATATTTAATGATAATAGAGGTTCTCTAAGATGAGTATATCCAAACGATTCCATATTTTCAAATGTAGGCATATTTCGTTCTTTTCCAACAACATTTACAGTAGAAAACGATTTTGTTAATAAGTTCTTTAATATAAAATCATAAGCATTTTTTTGATAATCGCCAAATACATTCATATATAAAGGAATTTTACTAGGTTTGCTTTCTATAGGTTTATTATTCATTTGCATAGACGGATATGAATCATATTGTATCATTTTTCCTGGTGCAAAATCATTAGGATAAATACGATATGGGAATGTGTATGGATTTTCTCCACGTACATAAGAAATATACCCTGTTAATTTACGGCGTAGTAATTCTTCACCGCCTTCTATTTTTTTACCATCTTCACTTGTGTTTGCTTGTATAAAATTGCCTTCTTTATCAAATACATGACTTTCTTGAATCATACTTCTTTTATCAACCATATTTAATAAATTGGTAATCCATATAATTTCACGATGATTATTAAACATGGGTGTAGCAGATAATAATAATAATCGCATATTTTCTGCGTATTTACATACGTGCATTAATAATGTAGCAGTTTTTTTGGATTCTTTGTTATCTTGCATAATACGTATATTATGAACTTCATCAATAATAACCAATCTATTATTAAATATTTCTTGAATTTTTGTAACTTCTTGTTGTTTTTGTTGTTTATTATTTAAACCCGTAGATTGGTCTATGTATATTTTACGCTTAATAAAATTGGCGAGTTCACCATAACCCATAAATACATAATATTGATTTATTAATGCATTTATTTGAGAAACAACCTTTTCTTTTGGAATATTTTGTAGTTGAGTAGGATTTATTTCTTGTAATAATGTATTTCCAATACATGTATTTAAATTCCAAATACCTCCTTCTAATAGTAATTTACTTTCATCGAATAATTGTAAACGAAAATTATTTTGTACATTAGGTGAGGCAATTATCATAATTCGTTGTGTAATACCGGTTTGTTTCATATAATTACGCATTTCTTCTGCAACGCCGATAGAACTACATGTTTTACCGGTACCTAACCCGTGATATAATAACAAACTATTGTATGGTGTTTGGAAAGAAAGAAAATTTTTAACAAATACTTGATGTGGTAATAATTCAAATTCCGCATTACACATTTTACTAGCCTGTTCTTTAATATTGTAAATAGTTCCATCATATTGTGTATCATTAAACTCTTTTCTTTTAGCAATTTTACTATTAAAATTAGGGTCATCTAATTCTGGATATAAAAAATCATAAGTATCTTCTAATTTAATATTATCTCTTTCTAATAATTCTTTTTCTTGTAACATTTTATTATATTTTTTTGAATCAATATCATTACCAATAATACCGACTTTATCCTGTATATTTTCTTCATTTGTTGTCATTTTTAAATCCATATCGGGTAATTCATAATTATCAATAATATCTTCTTCCTCTGTATCTTCCTTATTAACAGATTCAGCTTTGTCATCATCTACACTAGAATCTGGTTCTGTATTACCAGATTTATTATTATCTTCATTTACAGGCGATTTATCCTTAACAGGACTGACTGATAATTGAGGAATAGATTGTAATTTATTATCAGTATCAGTCTCACTATTACTAATATTTTCTTGCATACTTTCCAAATAAATAATTTGAATAATCATCTCATCATTTAATGTTCCATAATATGTACTTTTAGTATTTTTCGTTACAGTTTTCTTTAAATCTGTAATCATTTCTTTTAATTTTATGCCATTAATTTTTTTACCATCAATGCGCCCATTTTTTAATGTACTTATGCGTTCAAAATTCGTATTTAAAAATTCAATATCATATGTTTTACCTCTATTACCATCAACGAATAATGATAATGTTTGTCTATTTAATTCCAATTCCAATGATTTTAATTTATAACATATTTTGTCAGTATTGCATCTGTATCCATTTGGACATCTCCTATCATTACATGTAGTTATATTACTTTGCTCAACAGGTATATTAGTATTTTGCTCGTTATTATTGTTAAATGGATTTAAACTAGAAATACTATCAGTAATAGACTTAATAATTGTGGTAGGCTCTTTTATATTTAATTTACGTCGTGTTTTATTTGCCGGACTAGTTTCCCTATTTTTATGTGTTTTCTTTGACATGTTATTAAAATATATGTATATAATTTACATATATTTCATTTATCTATTTTGTAAACCAAATTATATATAAGATAGTGGATACTGAACCAATGTTTTATTTATATTTGTTATTAGTCTCTTTTTTTCTAAATTATAAGGACGCATAGCTGAAATAGATTTATCGTATGTTTTCCACTCCATCTTACTAACTTCAGATACTTCAAAATTATTCATATTCATACTATATTCATATGGAATATAAGCTATGTAATACTTATGTTTATAAGATTTATAATTAGATCCTGTAAATAATTCTTCAAATGGATAAATATTACGAATATTATATAAATATTTACTATCAAAACCGGTTTCTTCGCAAAATTCACGCATTGCACAATCAAAATCTTTTTCTTGGAAATTACGTCTACCCTTTGGAAATCCCCATTCTGGTTCTTCCCATTTCATATATTTATTACTATCCTCTATTAACGTAGCTAAAGAATATGTTTTATTTTTTATAGTAATACCAATTTTTAATTGTTCAAATTTATCTCTAGAGCCATTTTCTTCATGTTTGTATTGATTACTTATATTATTGTCGCCCCAAATATGTTTCCATAAATCTGTAAATGTCATTGTTAATAAATAATCCTTTTCTGTATTTGTCATTTGTTTTAACATATTTATAATATATTCCTTATTATAAAGAGTATATTTACCTCGCATAAAATCAATAAAACCAAATGTATCTTTTCTTCTTATCGTTAGATATTGTATTTCATTATTCAATATACGAAAAGCTATGATTCCTATACTTGTTATAGGCATCTTACACAGGTGGTATACATGTCCTGATTTTCCACAATTATTACAATAATTATCATTCATTATATTAAATACGATAAATCCTAGATTAATATAATAAGGTGTCTTTATATAAATATCTAAGCTATGTTTTTTGAACCTACTGTTTGGGGACCACATTATTGGTTTTTTTTACATACGGTTGCCGAATCATATCCAGAATATCCAAATGAAATAATAAAAAGAAAATACTATGACTTAATACAAAATATGCCACTATTTATACCAATTCATGAAATTGGTGACAAATTTAGCAATATTTTAGATAAATATCCTGTTACACCCTATCTAACATCTAAACAATCATTTGTTCGTTGGATGCATTTTATACATAATAAAATAAATGTATCACTTGAAAAACAAGAACTATCTATGCCAGAAGCTCTTGCACAATATCGGTCAGCATATAAACCAAAACCCGTATTTTTAATTGAACAAATAAATACCCGAAAACACTATATTTTTGCTGCTTTTATCTGTATTTTATTATACTTAATTTATTTATATTATGAATAATATTAACAAAATATTCTCTATATAATATAAAATGCGGTTAGAACTTTATATTATACTTATTGCTGGTTTTATTATTGCTAACATTTATACGGATGGTAAATACACCAAAATGTTAATGTCTAGTAAAAAATATTATCAAATGGCTGGTGTTGCATTTGGTGCATTAATGCTATATATTCTATTTAAACGTAATCCATTACGTGCTCAACAAATTGTTAATGCATCTAATGAGTATATTAAATATTTACCTATTGATAAAAATACTTCTAATATGATTTCACCGATTCTTGATTTCACAAGTAAACAACATTTTACAAATCAACAAATGAATAGCATGGATGGTGGTAGTTATAATAATCCTATTATTGCTATGCCGAATAATCCAGTTCAACAAAACAGTGAAAATAGAATTATGAATTCAGGGATTATGAATTCAGGTAAAAAAGCGACAAAACGTTCTGTTAGTGAAACTAAAAAGAAATTTGTAGCATCACGTCAAGATTGGAAATGCGGGGATTGTCAAAGTCAATTGACTGCATGGTTTGAAGTTGACCATAAAATTCGGTTAGAATATGGCGGAAGCAATCATGTTGATAATTTAGTTGCATTGTGTAGAGAATGTCACGGTAAAAAAACGACTATGGAAAATTTATAAATATAATATATATATGATTCAACTTATATTATATTTTTTAATAGGTTCATTAGCTGGTATATCAATGGGAACAGTTGGAGTGGGTGCTGGGGTAATATCTATACCATTATTAACATATTGTGGTATGTCTATTAATAATGCGGTTGGTGCTGGATTATTTATGCAATTATTACCTCAAAGTTTACCGGGATTTTATTTATATCATAAAAAAGGTTATATTGATTATTTATCTTCATGTGTAGTTGTACTTGGTTCATTAGTCGGTATATTATGTGGTGCTTATTTGATAACAAATGATTACATTAGTGAAAAAATGTTATATAAATTATTAACTATATTATTAATTATTATATCAATATATTACACGAAAAAATCTTTTTTTGATTAATTTCTATTGACTTTGTATATAATTTAATCTACCATCATTTTATATACATGGAAATTAATCAAGCAATAGAAATTATTAATAAAAATAAAAGTTATATTGCATCATTTATATCATTATTGATTGCTGCTATATATACGAATGATTCTATACAAAAAACTAATACAGAGAACGAGCCGAATGATAATAATACTTTAATTATTATTATATCGTCTTTAGTAGGAATTGGCTTCTTTTTAAATCAATATTTTCAAAATCAGTTCTCTTATTTAGTTCCCGTTTTTTCTATTATAGCTATCATCTCAATCATTATATACATTCTTGTTACTATTACATCTAGCACTGCATCTATTGTATATTATATATTTGGATTTGTTGCTTTTCTTGCTATTATATTTGGATTAGCTTTGTTCTTTTACATATTTAGTAATTATTTAAAATCAAAGACTGGTTGGACTGGGTTTTTCATCTATTTATTATTTTATATTCCTTGTCTTGCTATTGCATTTGTTAAATATATTATTAATGAATTTAAAATAACCTCTAATCCAGCTTTAATATTATTCTTTATTGAATTAGTATTACTACTTACCTATATTGTTCTTCCCAAAATAATTATGCATATTTCCAGTAAAGAAGGGATTCCTATTTTAGAAGGTAGTGTTTTTTTAAACAAACAAAATACATATGCTATTGATACTACTATGCCTGACCAAGATGATTTACAAATAGCTGGTAATGTGAATAATACACAAATACGGAATTATTCTTTGTCTATGTGGACATATTTAAATGCACATAGTAAAAATAAAATGCCATATAACACAGAAACTTATATTTTTGATTATGGTGACCGAAAACCCAGAATTACCTATTATAACAGCGATGAACAAAACGGGGAACGAGACATTTATCGCATATATTTTACAAATAATACTGCATTAAATGAGGATACAGATGATAGTGGTAATCCTATTGCAAATAATGATTTTAAACCATATTATGAATTAAAACTACCCGCTCAACGTTGGAATAATTTAGTATTTAATTATAGTTCTACACATGCTGACTTATTTGTGAATGGTAATTTAGAAAGAACATTTAAATTAAATCAAAAATTACCAGAGTATAGTTCAAGTGACGTATTTACAACTGGCAGTAACAATGGATTAGATGGTGCTATTAGCAATATTAGATATTATCCAAAACCAATAAGCAAACATAGAATTACAAGTATGTATAATATTTTTATGAAAAAAACACCTCCTACAATTAATTTATAACGATTTAATATATACAATAATATAAAATGAATATTGTAGCTATTATTTTAGCCATAGTTGTAATACTACTTTTTTACATATTATATAAATTCTTTTTATTGAAATCTGTTGAATTAACCAAAACCGCTAGTTTAAATGCAACAAATCCACCTATTAAAATTGAAAATAGTCCTACTAGTCTCAGATACGCATATGGTATATGGATTTATGTACATTCATGGGACTCGAATGTAGATAAAACTATTTATATGAGAGAAAATAATATTCAACTATATTTTGACAAAAATTCACCAATATTAAAATGTGATATTACATTGACTGATAGTGATAATGATAGTCCTAAAACTTTAGAAATTACTGATAATTTCCCAATACAAAAATGGACTCACATAATTATTAGTGCAGATAATCAGTATATTGATAGTTATATTGATGGTAAACTAGTCAAATCTGGTAGAATGTATACAGCCGAACCTGCATCTACACCAAAAACACCTGGCGATGAAGATATGAATCTTGGTGGAGGAACAACATTTGATGCATATATTTCCAAATTTCAGCATTGGGATAAACCAGTTGACCCACAAACTGTATGGGATACATACAATGAAGGTAATGGTCAAGGTAACATGAAGAATTTTGTTAGTTCTTATGGAATTGACTTATCTATACTCAAAGATAATGTTGAACAATCAAAATATAAAATTTTTTAATTAATGGGGTATTTCGGAGAAAATCGTTTTATACATGTATTATATAACGATTATGAATACACAACCTGCAGTTCCTTCCTCTACTAGTATAGAAGTTCCAGAAAGTCTACAAAATATAGGTGATAATATAGGTCAATCATTTAATAATATTTCTCAATCTGTTAATTCTAGTTTAGATGGATTTTCCCAACAAGCTGAAGCCGGAGTTGAGGCATCTTCGGGATTTTTAGATTCAAATTCTATTATCGCCAAATTTGCTTTTCTTATTTTAGTGATTATTGTATTTTTATTCCTACTAAATTTAGGAATTTTAGCTATTCAATATTTTATGGGTTCTTCTGACAGCCCTTATCTAATTGATGGTATGATTGGTGGTAATGAACCACAAACAATTACACAAGACCCAAAAAACAATAAATCCATACTAATTAAAAGATCTAATAACCAACAAAGTGGTATTGAATTTACATGGTCAAACTGGATACGCATAGATGAATTAAAGAGCGGAACTGATATTAATAAATATCAACATATTTTTCATAAAGGTGAGAAAGATAATTTTAATGAGGATGGTATTGCCAAAGTAAATAATGCACCAGGTTTGTATGTTAAACAAATTAGTCCTCAAGATAAAGCTAATTTTGCATCTTTAAAAATAATTATGTCAACAACAGAAAGTGGTAATGATAATTTTATTGAAGTTGATGATATTCCATTAAAACAATGGGTAAATGTTATTATTCGTTTACAAAATACTACTTTAGATATATATATTAATGGTACTGTATCTGGTAGATATAATTTAAGTGATGTTCCTTTCCAAAATTTTTACGATGTTCATGTTTGTCAAAACAATGGATTTACTGGAAAATTATCAAACTTAAGATATTATGATAGTGCTTTAAATATTTTTCAAATAACAAAAATTGTTAATAATGGACCTAATTTAACAGCATTAGAAGATTCACAGAAATTACAAAATAATTATAATTACTTATCTACTTCTTGGTACACATCTAAACTCTAATTTATTCTATATATATATCTTAAATGAGTATAGACGAGCTCTGTGAACAATATAAATTAAACCGATTAAACAATATCCCACCTGTTAGATATGAACCTATTAATCCATATCTTAATTCTAATTTAACAAAATTTCAACTAGATATGCGAAGAAAAACTGAAATTTTAAAATATAAGAAAAGTTCATCGCAAGGTTCACAATTAACTAAGAAACAAACAGAATCGCAAACATCTAAACGTACTTTTAATCCTGCAAGAAGTGTATGTCCAGATGATTATCTAATTCCGGTTTTATCTACTGCTGCAGGAATTCCGGGTCCACCTATGTATTTAGTAGAAGACAGAAATATACCATTATATAATTTTGTAAAAAATACAAATGCTTATGCTGAACAGGCTCCAGAAGATGACACACAATGGGTATTTACTACAAATCCTAATTATTATTGTCAACCAGATTTTATACTTACTAAAATTGCAGCATTAAATATTAAAAATAAAATTGAATTCCCTATAATGTCATTTAATTATGTAACACCTATAATATTTAGATTACATGGTAATAATATGACTAGTGCTCATGATAATATTACCGCTAATGCTTCTATTGATATTAGTAAAATTTCATTTGAGGTTTATTATAATAATAGTCTTATTGCAAATAACAATCTTATTGATATTAAATTTAATACACTATATTCTACCAATTCTATTGAAACTAAAATACAAAAAACGAATAATACAGATACAGATACAGATACTTATAATTATTTTTGTGAGATGTATGTCGGTACATTAAATATAAATAATATTCTGTTAACTACTGCACCTGGTTTTAATTATGATTTTAAAATTAGATATAATGTAGATATTATTGCTTCAAGTGAAGATACCAATAAAAAAACTTTTGTTGAAGAAAATTCTGTATTTTCTATGTATGTAAATATTGATGATGATTATACGATACAACCACCGGTAAATTGTGAAATTACTTCCAGTTTATCATCACCACCTGATAAAATAATTACATTTATTGGAAATGGAAATTAATCAATTTCTATAAATTCATCATAATTATCGCGACATAATGGACATTTGTCACATTTACGAACACACGTATCACATATCATATGTGCACAATTCGGAACAATTAAAGCATCTGGTTCAATTGTTTCATAGCACACTGGGCACGGTTGAAATTCATTTAGTTTTGTATACATTTCTCTCCATACTTTTTGTGTACGCTGGTAATTAATAGTATTTCGTTCCATTTTTTTTTCATTTTCTTTTTTTAGTTTATATAATTTCTTTTGAACTATGCTAAACTTTTGGGTTAAATTCTCCATATTATCTTCATATTCATCTACTATTTCTGTTAATCTATCTATTTCTTTATTTTTTTCTTCTAGTTCAGTTAATGGGCGTGGAAATGGGGTATGTGATTTATGATAAATCACTCTTAGTTTTAAAATTTCATTATCCATTGATTTATCTTTGCATTCGCATAGATTGGAAATATATATATGTGAATTAAGCCGGTTATTAATATATAAACGAAATTGTTTAAAATACTTATCAAACGATTTTATAAATTGATGTACGGTTGGAACATCTTGAACCCCATATATTGGTTGTGAATCTTCCCATATATCATTCGTTTCATCATTAACCGTATAAATATCTTGATAACCTAATACTATTTTATTAGGAATTTTTAGTTCGTAATCTTGCGCATAACAATTTTTATTTACAGTTTTACTTGTCAAATCATATTTTGTAATTATACATCTTTTATTATTAATACCATCTGTTACTTCAAAATCAGCCAAAAATGTTGCTAATGCATTATTAAATAATTCTTCACGTCTTTGTTTAGGCATTGTTAATTATATTTTATAATTGATTTTTCTAATATGTTAAATCAATTTTTTATTAATTTGTTTACATAGTATATAATGCCTCGCTGTCCTCCTGGTTCAAAACGTTGTCCACCAAAAACTGGTAAATGTTATAAAACAAAATCTACAAAGAATAAGACTGTAAAACGTAATCGTTCAACTAAAAAAACTTCTGGTAAAAAATTAACATGGATTCAACATCTTAAAATGTGTTCCAAAAAATTCAACATTAAATACGGGGAAGCTATGACTGACTCTAGATGTTTAAATTTATACCGTCATGGTCATGAATAAATTTATTAATATATTTTTGTAAATACCGTTCTCTATATTTACAAATATTTTCTATATTTGATGGATATGTTTTGACATCAAATGTATATTCATCTATACGATTAATTACACAATAATAGATATATTCATAATAATTCATAAATTTCTCTATTTTACTGTATTCATTTTCCCAGTTGATATTTTTATTATGATAAAATACACTATCTAAAATTGTTGATGGTTGGTATAAATGAATTTTCGGGTTATATGTATCATTTATATCCGTATAATTTATAAATATTTTATATAATACTTTCATTCTATTAACAATTTCCATATACGTTTTTTTTATTTTATTATCAATTTCTATATTTCTTGCGATTTTTGATATTTGAATATTTAACCATTGTAAGTCGGATAAAAATGTACGATTTATTTCAATATTTGTATTTCCATATTTTAATTTATGTAACATAGATTTTTCATAATTATACTTTTGCTTTGTTGTTTTTATTTTTGATACTTCTTCTCGTATACGATTTAATGACCAGTTATCTATGTCTTTATATTCCATTAATATATTATGTACTTCATTATTCTGGATTTCATAATTTTCTAATGTCATTTCAAATTCATTTATGATTTGATTTTTTGTATTATTATTCATATTTTCTTCTATATAACAACCACCGCGTACATTATTTATTCCATAATAATGCATAAATTTTTTTACATAAAAGTCTATTTCACTATTTTGATGTATTGGTGTGGATTCTAATATATCTATGGGTTTATATTTTTTCAAGTAGTTATATTGTAATTCACATTCTAATATAATTTTTGATTTTTCATTTTTATATATATTTGAACAGTGTAATAAATATTTATCACTTTCCAATTTGATTACATATAAAAACATTTTTTTATATGTAGTATAAATTAATCATTTTATATTATTTTTTACTTACATTACATGAGTATGTGAAATTATTGTACATGAGTATGTGAAATTATTGTACATGAGTATGTGAAATTATTGTACGGGTTGGATTTATACACATTTTTTGGGATGGAAATACTTGTCCAGACATACATTTACTGTTATCATTTACTTCTATACAACCACGTTTTCCTTCATATTCACCAACTAAACACCAATTTGTTTTTCCAGAACTTATTGGTTTTTGAATTGGGTCCACACTATTATCTGGTTTTGGGATATTTTCTTTGGGACTAGCATTATTTATTGTTTTATCTATATTATTTGAGGTGATATTGGAATTATTGGAATTATTAGAATTATTAGAATTATTAGAATTATTTACATTATCCATTTGGGTAATTGCATTCTTGTGTACATTATCACGACTTAAATCTTTTAATAAATCTGCTGCAGATTGGATTGTATTACCAGCCAAGTCTATTCCTGATTTACTTATATCAGTAACTACATCAGTTGATTTATCTAATACAGTTCCTGCTGTATAACCAAATATAGATAATATTTGTACAAATAATGGTCCAAATATATTACTGATTACTTCAACTAAATCCCCCATTGATGCTAATATATTTATTCCTAAAAATGATAAAATTAATAGACTGGTTAATACAACTATTATTAAATTTTTACCACTAAACATACCCGAACCTTTTGGTGAGGAAGATACAACACCTGTAGTATTTACTATAGTAGGCGTTATTGGTTTTTGACTAGTTTCAAATGATTGATTCATGTTTTATATATAATAACTATTTATTTTTATAGCAATGGGAATAAATATAATAAAAAAAGAATTTAGACATTCGTTTAGTAATAGTTTATAATTTGTATTCTTATTATAATGAAAATTATAGGAATGCTTGAAACGTTTTTCTTACTTAGTTTAGCAATTACCTTTTTATTAGTTGTTTTTTTGGTATATCATTTTAAAAATAGAATTTCAACATTAGAACATAAATGTGACACTATGTTTGAAATTATAAATGGTATTGCAAGTGAATTGGGACATGTGCGGAATATACTACAAATTAATAATACCAATCTACCAGTGATGCCAGAAATAAACAATAATCAACACCGAATTTCGGTTTCTTTGAGTGATGATGGACATGACTTAACTGATTCTGAAAGTGAATATGAAACTGACAGTGATGATGATGATGATGATGATGATCATGATAAGGCTGACGGTGATAATGACGGTGATAATAATGATGATAATAATGATGATGATGATGATGATGATGATGATGATGATGATGATGATGATGACATTGATGATAAGGCTGACTGTCATGATGAAGCAGTTGGTGATGATGAAGTCGGGGGTGAGAAAACCGGTGGTAACATTAAATTAATTTCGGTAGAACTTAACGGTGATATTGATAACCCAATTGAATCAAATGAAGATGATACTATTATTGATGCTGATAATGAACCTGTCACAGAATTTGAACAATCTGAAGCCCAACAAATTATTGTTGAAAAAATAATAGATGAAAATAATCATTTAGATGAATCTTCTATTACTAGTTCACATAGTAATACTAAAAAAAGTGTATATAAGAAAATGACATTATCTGTATTAAAATCATTAGTCATTGAAAAGGGTCTTATGAGTGACCCAAGTAAATTAAAAAAATTTGAATTAATTGAACTTATTGAATCTTCCGATATTTAGATTATTTCATATAAAAAATAAAATATATATAATATATAATTATAAGTGTATATTATAATGCAATCTACCAAACAAGAATTTATACGATCTGCATATCCGGTTATTAAAGAAACTGTACCATTATCTTCACGTGGATATAATACTAACAATAAATATCCAGAAGTACCTCCATTAATGAGTGATGGACGCGCCATTACTGCTGCATGGCAACATGATGCTGTTACCAATGCTAAACTGATTGAAGATAATGATATTAAATCAAATTGGGCATATCGCAAATATCTCACACAAAATGCGAATCAAGTTATGCAAGACAATTTTAGAGAATCTTCCAATGATACTGGCTATAATTCGCGCTTTGCCAATGCACCCAATATCCAATCTAACCAAGTTATGTCTTTTTCATCACCTTTAGTATATTCTTCTGTAGAAGATAATACAAAGGCTCTTGGACATACTACCAGTGATTTAAAAACTGATTATTTATCTAGAGAAATTTTACAATCACGTACCATTTCACCTGCAATTACACAAGATGCGTTAATTAGAACTCTTGGATTTGACAAAAAACCGGAGAAAAAAGAATAAATACTTTATATCATATGAAATATAAAATAAAAACGTTTATATTTCATAATGAAAGTTATTAGTTTTGATATTGGAATAAAAAATATGGCTTACTGTGTTTTATCTAACACAGACAACCCGGAAAAACCTATTATCATTCATGATTGGAATGTATTGAATATGATTCCAGCTGAAAATATTATTCAACATTCATGTACATGTATGATTCCAGGTAAAACTAAAAAAATACAACCCAAACCTTGTGGAAAAAAGGCAAAATTTATAAAGAATGCAGATTTTTTCTGCGATAGACATGCAAAAAGTAATAAACAATGGATTATACCAACCAAAAAACATAATTTATCTTATATCAAAAAACTAAAAGTAGATGAATTAACATCTCTATGTAATTCTCACATGTTGCTTTTAACACCAGAAACTAAAAATATTAAAAAAAATAGATTAATCGAACTACTTACTGAATTCTATACCAAAATTTGCCTTCAACCTATTATATCTAAAAAAACAAAAAATGCCAATGAAATTGACCTAATTAATATTGGAAAAACTATGAAACATATGATGAATCTATTACCAGATATTGATACTATCACGCATGTTGTTATTGAAAACCAAATTTCACCTATTGCAAACCGAATGAAAACAATTCAAGGTATGTTAGCACAATTCTTTATTATGAAAAATGATGATATACATATTGAATTCGTGTCTTCCTCTCATAAACTCAAACAGTTTAAAGATATTGATGCAAACATTATACAAAATACCATTATATCTACTGATAAAAATACTACAAAAACCAATCCTAATTATAAGGCACATAAAAATGATGGAATTCAATACTCTAAACTAATTATTGAAAACAATACATATCTTAATCACTGGCGAGATTCATTAAATACCAAGAAAAAAGACGATTTAGCTGATTCTTTTTTACAAGGTATTTGGTATTTAAAACATAAAAATATTATATTGTACGCGGATGATTTAAAAATAAAACATGTATTAATAACATAATAATGGAAAGTATCGACCTTAATTTAGATAATCTTGACCCTGTTTCTATAGATTTGAATAATAATTCATCTAGTTCTGCACCTTCTGTTAATTTTGGTTCTGGTATTGAACTTCTCATGAATGATAAAAAAAGAAGCTCATCTAGTGATAATATTAAACTTGATTTAGGCGATTTAGATACATTAGAACGAGAAATGAATGATTTATCTAGTACTGCTACTGCCTCTGCAAAAGAACAAAGTAGTGGAGAAAGTAAAACTTTATCTAATATGGCTTCTAATTTATTTGGTATGGGGGGATTTACTGAACCCGCTATTGAAATTAATAATCATGATAATAATATAAATGATGCCAATCTAGGTCAAGCTACCAGAGATAGTGCTGGAAATACTAATACTTGGGATGGATATTCTAAAATGAATGATATTCCTACTGCATCTTCCGGCTCAAAATTAAATGACCGTGAAAAAAGACGCAAAAAGAGAATGATGTTGAAAAAAATGGAAGAATGGTATTCAAAAGGACAACTTCACAACAGCTCTAACTTTTCTATGGATTCCCCCTATGATGAGATTGAAGATGAATACGAAACTGTTATGGAAGATAAACGCAGAAAAGATGCTATCAAGTTACAGGGATGGTGGTTCATGACTTTTATTAATTCTATTGAATATGGTAATGCTGCATTTAATCCATTTGACCTTAATCTTGATGGATGGGGCGAACAGGTCAGTGAAGATATTGATAGTTATGAAGAAATATTCAGTGAATTACATGATAAGTATAAAGGTGGTAAAATGGCACCTGAATTGTCTTTATTATTACGAGTTGGATTCAGTGCTGCTGTATTGAACTTTTCTAATAAAGCTCTTTCATCCGCTGCACCTGCGTTTAATGATGTTATCAAGCAAAGTCCGGAACTTATGAAAATGTTTACAAATGCTACTGTTAGTAGTATGAGTCAACAGTCACCTAGTTTTGAATTCGCTAGTAATTTAATGCAAGACCATAATAATAAACCTAGAGGACCACCACCACCTTCACCTGTTAAAACACAAGAACAAGCACCACCACAACGACCCGGTATGACTTTTACAGATACACCCAGCAATAGACCGGATATTAATGCTAGTAGAGGTACCATGTTCAGAGAACAGGGGGTTGACGTTAATAATCAGTTCCAAAGTGTTAACGAACCATCACAAAGAATGGAAACACCTGCACAAAGACCGGAAATGAAAGGACCACAGAACAGTGATATTGATAATATCCTTTCCGGTTTAAAAACACGCAGTGTTGATATACATCAAAAATCACCTGGTCCTACCAATCAAGGTGATGATTCTATGATTTCTATTAGTTCATTAAATGAAATGCAAAATGGGAATCTACCTAAACGCTCTCGCAGAAAAAATAAATCTGATAAAAATACCATCTCTCTAGACATCTAATCCCTTTAATTATAACAAAATTCTATAAAAAAATATTGTAAATATCTTACAATATTTTTACCACTTTTTTACTTTATTTTGTATTGTGAAAATATAATTCATATAATCTAGTTACGGTTAATTTTAAATTATCCATTTTTACACGGGTCGACAAGGATGGAGGCTCTAACTCTCTATTGTTTACATTTTTTCTAAAAATATTTTCACCACCCTGCACCTTTACAATGCATAATTTATGCATGTTATAAAGATACTTATTGTTATTGTTATACATATTGTTAT